CGTTTCTGTGACCCTACTATGATTGTTACAGCACCAGAGAAAGAATTGCAGGTACCAAATCCTGAGATTACTTTTACTCTGACGGCTGAAGATTTGGATTGGGTACTACGTGCAGCTAATGTGTTGTCTTCACCACAAATTGCCGTTGAATCTGATGGTTCTAAAATCAATTTGATTACACTGGACACAACTAATGACGGCGCTCACACTGATTGCCTTGAACTTGGTGATGGCAATGGTACAAAATACAAGATGATTTTCCGTACAGAAAACATTAGCAAGATTATGCCTGGTGCTTATGATGTGAATATTTCCTCAAAAGGTATTTCACATCTACGCAATAAAGGCAAAGACTTGCAATACTGGATCACGACTGAAGCTGGTTCCAAATTCTCTAAAGAGTAATTTGTTTTTTTATTATATTATGAAAGTTGTGAATTATGGATCATTTATTGTGGACAGAGAAGTATCGTCCTAAGACTATTGAAGAATGTATTTTACCTGAACGGTTGAAAACACCGTTTCAGGAATACGTAAACCAAAAAAACATTCCCAACTTGCTGTTGAGTGGCGGCGCAGGTGTCGGTAAGACAACTGTTGCCAAAGCCATGTGCAATGAGATTGGTTGTGACTACATTGTCATCAACGGCTCTGATGAATCTGGTATCGATGTGTTTCGTACCAAGATTAAGAACTATGCTTCTTCTATGTCTCTATCGGGTGGCCGCAAGGTTATCATTATCGATGAGGCAGACTATCTAAATCCTAATTCTACACAGCCTGCTCTGCGTAATGCAATTGAAGAGTTTGCAGGTAACTGTTCGTTCATCTTTACTTGTAACTTTAAGAACCGCATCATTGAACCACTACACTCTCGTTGTGCGGTGATTGAGTTTGGTCTAAAGAATGGTGAGAAGGCCAAGATGGCTGGCGCATTCTTCAAGAGAATTCAGTCGGTTTTACAAAGTGAAAAAGTTGAGTATGAAGACGCTGTTATTGCAGAACTAGTTAAGAAACACTTTCCAGATTTCCGCCGCATCATTAATGAGATACAGCGGTACTCTCAGTTTGGTAAGATCGATTCTGGCATTCTCGTTCAGTTGGGTGAGGTTGAGATTTCAAACATCGTCAAGTATATCAAAGAGAAAGATTTCGGTTCAATTCGTAAATGGGTTGCGACAACTGAGATTGATGCTGCAACATTGTACCGTAAATTGTATGATGGTCTGTATGACGTTCTGAAACCACAAAGTATTCCTCAAGCAGTCATTATTATTGCTGACTATCAGTACAAACAAGCATTCGTTGCTGACCCCGAGATTAATACTGTGGCTTGTTTGACAGAGTTAATGGTAAGTGTGGAGTTCAAATGAACATATTAACTAGTGGTGATTTGCTTGGTTGGTTTAAATTCGATGATGTTTTTGCATTCTCAAATAATATCGATTCAGCTGTATATTCTTTTGGTATATTTAAAAAGGTGCCAGAAAAACATGAGTTACCTTTCACACTAAAAGAAGTTTTCTATGTTGGTCAGAGTGGCGGCCAAGAAAAAACTTTTGATAGAAAAGATAAAGATACGGGTAGAGGTCGCTGGCAAACAACGTTTCATCTTAGAATGAAAAGTCATTCGTATGAAATGATTAAATCAAAACAAAAAACTTTAGATGCAGATGAAATAATTTGTGTTTATATAGTAACACCAAAGAGATTTATGGAAGAAAACTTTATTAAAACTTGGTTACTAGACACAGAAAGTCAATTGATTAGTTTTTATTCCTACATGCACAATATTGTTCCTCAAATGAATTTAGCACACAAAAGTCGGGAGTCAAATAAAAAATTAGATTCAATATCACAAAAAGAAACTAAGAGAATTTTGGAAAGCAGTTTGGAGAAATTTGTATGAGCAAAGATTTTGAAGTGCATCCTATTGGCACAACGGAAGAGATTAAATTGTCTCGTCAATTGTGTGATGCTATTGCACAAATTACAGACCAGTATGGTGATGGTATTGTTCCAGAATCCATACTCAAGGCATACAAACAACTGACTGATTACTACGGTGTTCAGATTGGTAGAGAAAATGTATGACGCTTTCAAAATCACTATAACTTGGATTCAAAATGACTATCGCTCTAATCGCTTTCGCTTTATTATTGAGTTGTTGGCTTGGGCTATCAGTATTGGCTGCTCAATTACCATGGCAGCGACCGTACCAACCCCTCCTCTTCTTTACATGTATCCTCTTTGGATTAGTGGTTGTGCCATGTATGCTTGGGCTAGTTATACTAGGAAATCTTTTGGGATGCTGGCTAATTACCTACTGTTGACCACTATCGATACTGTTGGACTCATAAGGATGGTTGTATGAATCCGTTTGATTATGTTAACCAAATTCTACAAGGAAAGAAACAGTTAATTGTTGATGATATGACTGAATCGGAATACGTTCCTTTTCTGGTCAATCGTTCGTTATCTTACCAGATTGACTGTGTATCATATGCGAATGAGATGAACCGCAGGTCATTTATTGACAAGAAACTACAGAATGATTTTTTACTAAATACCATAAGGTCTAAAAGAAGACCCTTCGTAAAGTGGGCTAAGTCTGATAAAAGTGAAGATATACAATGCATTAAAGCCGTCTATGGTTTTTCTGACACGAAAGCACTTGAAGCACTCCGCCTATTGACTGATGAACAAATCCAACAATTAAAAGAAAAAACCGGCATCGGTGGATTGAGGAAATAATATGGTAGATTTAAACAAATTTATTGAAGTTAAGTTGAAGCAAGAGGATGATTTTTTAAAGGTACGTGAAACATTAACCAGAATCGGTGTTTCTTCACGTAAAGATAAGATTTTGTATCAGTCGTGCCACATACTACACAAACAAGGTAAATATTATATTGTACACTTTAAAGAATTATTCAAGTTGGATGGTAAGCCCACCGACATTACAGAGAATGATATTCAAAGAAGAAATGCAATTGCAAGACTATTGGAAGAATGGGGTTTGATTAAAGTTTTTAATCCAGAATTAATGGGTGATAACATTGCACCACTACACCAAATTAAAATCATCTCCCACAAAGAGAAAGACGAATGGAATTTAGTCCCAAAATATAATATTGGCAAGAAGATTACACCACAATAAGTAGGTATATTATGAAACAAGTGAGAGAAAAAATTGATAAGTTAAAAAACATTTATACTGGTGAAGTAGTGTACACCAGTAATTTGTTTGAAAAAAGACAAGACAGTACAATGACATTTATTCGGGTATACAAAGCAGAAAATCCACAAAGAATTTACTTTGTGAATGCTGAAGCTTTCGTAAAATTGGATAAATAAAAATACTCCCTCGGGATGGGAACGTAAAGACTCTACTACCTTAGGAGCGTCTAAAGCCGGTACAACGATAAGGTACCCCAGTAGTCGGTAAGCTGGATTAATGATACGCCTTCGGGGTATCTATTTTTTAACTTGCTTATTAAAGGAGAAAACTATGACATTAGGACGTATTTCTTTTGGTCCACTTCACCACTCAACTCTTGGGTTTGACCGATTTTTCGATGAGGCTGAACGCTTGTTGAAAACGGACTTAACAAAAGTTAGCCCAGCATTTCCTCCACACAACATCATTAAACTAGATGACAATCGTTATTTGGTTGAACTGGCTGTTGCTGGTTTTGCTGAAGCAGAAATTGATATTTCAGTTGAAGATAACTATTTGACTATCAAAGGTGAAAAGAAAGATAAGGACACCGATGTAACATATATCCACCGTGGTATTGGTACTCGTTCCTTCACAAAAACTATAACAGTTGCTGACACAGTTGAAGTCCGTGGTGCCGAATTCAAAGACGGCATTTTGAAGATTGGTTTGGAGAATGTAATTCCTGACCATAAAAAACCAAGGAAGATTGAGATTGGTGAGAAACTTTTGTTTTCGAAACCAACTTTTTTGACTGAGTAAAACTGTGGGGCGAAAGCCCCACTTACTATATTATGAAAAAGAAATTTATTGATGCACACATGAAGACAGCTGAAGTCTATGCTGAATTGTCTTCTGCAAAAAAACTGCATGTTGGCTGTGTTGTTGTAAAAGATAACACCATCATCGGCATTGGTTACAATGGCATGCCTTCTGGGTGGGATAATAACTGCGAGTTTGAAGATACAAATCCTCAAACACAAGTTACTGAATTAGTTACTCGCAAGGAAGTATTACATGCTGAAACAAATGCACTCGCAAAGATTGCACGTAGTACCAACTCAAGTGACGGTGCAACATTGTTTGTAACTCATGCACCATGTATTGATTGTGCCAAACTAATCTATCAGTCTGGTATTAATAGTGTGTATTACCGAAATAGTTATCGCAACGATGACGGTATTAATTTTCTAAAAAAGTGTGATGTGACTGTCGAACAGTATATATAATTTAAAGGAGTTTATTATGTTAGTAGTGCCAGATGATAAAGCAGGCAAACCAATTGGTTTCACTTGCTCGACTTTCGATTTACTTCACGCAGGCCATATTCTTATGCTTGCTGAAGCCAAGTCTGTATGTGACCACTTGATTGTTGGTTTACAAAATGATCCAACTGATGACAGGCCTAGTAAGAACAGACCAGTTCAGTCTATCGTGGAACGATTTGTACAACTCTCTGCGGTAAAATTTGTAGATGATATTATTGTCTATAGTACCGAAAAAGACCTTGAAGACCTATTGATGTTTCTTCCAATTTCTGTTAGAATCATTGGTGAAGAA